ACATGGGTTCAGTCTGGTGCAGGAATTCATTGACCCCACAGGTGCCGGATGCCCTTCTTTATGGTGTGGATGACATCAGGTTTCTGCCAGGGTCAATTGAATCTGCAGCCCTGGCCATGATTCAGCATTTTCCTGATGATGATGGTGTGGTGGGGTTTGTCCAGACCCAGCCAAATTTCCATCCCAGTGGCATGGCCCTGATGGGGGCCAAATTCCTGGCCAGATACCCAGGCAAACAGCCTTTCTTTCCAGGCTATTTTCATTTTGCCAGCCAGGAAGTTTTTGATGCTGCCAATAAGCTGGGCAAAATCCTGCACTATCATCCAGGCTTCCAGAAGAATCAAATGGACTTCACCCACAAAGAAGCCAGGGCATTCAAGGAAAAGGATTTCCAAATCAGGAAGGAAAGGCAGCTGGCTGGAAAGATTTGGGGAATAAATGACTGACATCATAGTGCCCACTTGGAATTTTGCAGACAGCACCTTGGCCTGCTTCAAATCCCTAAAGGCCTGCACCAAGGATTTCAGAATCATTTGGGTGGATAATGGCAGCCTGCCAAAGCAAAGGTCAAAGGTCTGGAATTGGCTGGACGGAAGTGATCTGAAATACACCTATTTTGCCTTTGAAGAAAACAGGGGGTTTTCAAAAGCCATCAATCAGGGTCTTAGACTTTCCACTGCTAGCCATATTGTGCTGCTGAATAATGATGTGGTGGTGACACCTGGCTGGCTGGATAAGATGATTGAATTTTCTGATCTAAACCCAAAGGCAGGAATTATTGGGGTGATGACGGATACTGGGGCCATTCAAAATTACAGGAAATTTTATGGTGAATTGAAAGACCCTGAAAAGACCATCAATTCTTCACCCTTCAAATTCATTTCAAAGCACAATGGCTGTGTGCCCTTCAGCTGTGTGCTTCTTAGGGCTGATATGCTGGCCCAGGTGGGCCTGCTGGATGAAGACTTCAGCCCATGCCTGGGTGAAGATGATGACCTTTGTGATAGGGCAAGGCTGGCTGGCTGGCAGACAGTGCTGCTGCTGAATGTCCTGGTGTGGCATAGACACAGGCAGACTGTTTCAGTGCTTACAGACTGGCAGCATCTGCAGGATGCCCACCATGATCTTTATTTAAGAAAATATGAAGCCAGAAGGAAGGCCAAGTGAAGATTCTATTTGCCCAAAGACAGTTTGGAAAGCTGACTGGGGCTGAATTATATTCTTATGAATTGGGCAGGGAATTGGTCAGGCTGGGCCATGAATTCACCATCAGTGCCCCAGTCTTTGACCCAGGCATCCTGGTCACCAAGGCCTTGGAAGCAGGCATTAAGCTGGCTGAATTCAAGACCATCAACAGCCATTTTAAATTTGATGTCATGCATTTGAATGAACCCAGGGCCACCAATTATTTCTTGGGCACCTTGCAGGCTACCCCTGCAGTGGCCACCATCCACAGCCAATGGCCCTGTGAACAGCCAGTGCTTTCACCCAGGATTCAGAAATACATCTGCATCAGGGAAGACATCAGGGAAAAAATTGTCTGTGTTGATAAAATCCCAGTGGAAAAAACACAGGTCATTCCAAATGGTGTTGATTTTGCCAGGTTTCATCCAGGGCCAAGGAATGCCAGCCCAGGAAACAGGGTTCTGATGGTGGGCACCTTGGACATCTTAAGAAGGCCCACCATGGCTGATCTGGCTGCAAGGGCCAGGAAGGGTGAAATTGAATTCTGGCTGTGTGGTCTAAATCTTCATCCTGCCCAAAATCCAATGCAGGTCTTTGGCCCCACTGCCTATTTCACACCCAAGTGGGCTATTGAATTGCTGCTGATGCAGTGTGATCAAACAGCAGGCATCATGCTGGGCAGAACCACCATTGAAGGCTGGGCCATGGGCCTTCCTGGCTGGATATATGATGTGGATTTGAAGGGAAACATCATCAGCAAGGCCCTGCACCAGCCACCTGCAGACATCCAGCAATTCAATATTCAGAATGTGGCCCAAAAGATTTTTCAAATTTATAAGGAAGTGGCAGGATGATGACATCATTTCCAGAAAATATTCCAGTGATCTTGAATGTGGCAGCTTCCCTGAAGCCCAAGAAGATTCTGGATGTGGGGCCAGGGTTTGGAAAGTTTGGTCTGATGTTAAGGGAAGCCCTGTTATCCATCAGGGCTGAAGATAAGTCTGAAGCCATCCCAAAGCAGGATTTTGAAATTCATTGTGTGGAAAGCTGCAGATATTTTATCGGCCAGCCATGGCACACCAGCCTTTATGAAAACCACTTCCATGGTGATCTGTTCAATATAAAAATGGACACCCTGGCTGCCCAGCATTATGATCTGATGCTGCTGATTGATGTGATTGAACATGGCCCAAAGGAAAAGTGGCTGAAGTGGATTTCTGAATTCAGGGTGGCAAGCCGGAAGACCCAGCTGCTGATCAGCACACCAAAGAAGGTCTGCTTTTATAAGGTTCATTTCTATGGTTCTGACTGCCCACTGCATCAGGCCCAATGGTGCTGGGATGATTTCAAGGTTTTCCCCCACCAGGTTATTGACACTAAAAATTCTATGATAGTATTAATCCAATGAAAACAAATGTGAAGGAATGGCAGCAGCTGCATGATCAGGGTTCAAAGGACTTTCCTGAATCCTATTTCAAAAGCCATAAATATTATGCTGGGGGGCTGTATGAAGGGGGCTTTGATCTTGGCACCATCCCCAAGTATTTCAAATTGGAAAAGGGGATGGCTGCCCTGGTCATCGGGGCTGGCTATGGAAGGGAAACTGCAGTTATAGCCCCCATGATCAGCATGGTCTATTGTGTGGATGTGGAAAGTGCCAAACTGCAAATGCAAAGGCATACTTTTCTGGCCAGCAAAAATATAAAAAATTATGTGAATCTATTCTATCAGCCAGGATGGGATGAATGGCTGCCCAGCATTGATTTTGCTTATTCCTTCACAGTCTTCCAGCACATCACCAGGGAAATCACCATGGATTATTTTAGAATAGTGGCTGATAAACTGAAGCCAGCTGGCAGGTTTCTGGCCCAATTCTGCCAGGGCCTGCAGTCAGGCACCAAGGATGTGGTGGCTGATCTGGTCTATGAACCCCAGGTGAATTGGACAATAAAGGACATCCAGGCTGCAGCTGCTGCTGTGGGCCTGAAGATTTATTCTTTGCATACAATGCCAAAGATGACCCAGGCCAAAAAGAAATTCCTTTGGCATTGGATGTTTGCAGGAAGGTGACAAATGCCCATCGGATGGTTCTTTGATTTAACAGATGCTGACAATTATTTTGCCAATGAAAGGCTGGAAACTGACTGCTGGGATGCATTGGATTCAGGGGATAAGGACAAGGCCCTGCTGAATGCTTACAACAGGATTTTCTATGACCCTGATTTTTCAGTGCCCGATTATGCCCATGCCAGTGCAGCCCAGCTGGTGATCTTGTGCAAAGCCCAAGCTGAAGAAGCCTATTACTTATGTGTTCATCTTCATGGTGGGGATGAAGACAGAAGAAAAGGAATTCAGGCCCAGGGTGTTGTCCAGGCTGGTGTGGTCAAGGAAGGTTATGCAGAAGCATGGCTGGACAAATTGCCAGTGCCACCTTTTGTGGCAGCCATCTTGGCCCCATTCTTCACCCCTGGCCAGCAGACCTATCTTTCTGGCCTGGACAGGATTGAAGATGCTGATGTCCATGAAAAAATAAATAGGCCCACTGAATGGGATTTTGAAGATTATTAATGATCAAACCTGTGGCAGATAAAAAATCAAACAGGCCTTTGAACACCTGGAAGGGCCAGCTGGTGAAGGTTTATAAATCTGCCCAGGATGACATTGTGATGACCCTGACAAAACTGAATGTGTCACCTTATAGGGAAGACCTGGCCATGAATGCCCAGCTGAAGATTAATAGGACTTTATTGCAGCTGAAAAAGCAAACACAAGCATGGGGGAAACAGGCCTTCAATAATGTTTACATGGAAAAGGTCAGGCAGAATTCAGTGCAGCTGGAAATCCTGGGGGCAGAAAGGGCAGCTGGATTTTCCCAGGGTGTTCATGCCTATTCCATTCTGGATTATTACAGCCAGACCATGAAAGACCTGGAAGTGGTTTATTCTGGCACCAAAATGTCAGCTGCCCAATATATCCAGGCTGTCAGGGCTGCTGCCCAGGCTGCCATGCAGATACAGGCATTTGACACTGAAGACTTTGCCTGGGCTTCCAAGGTCATCCAGTCCAGGGCCATTGAAGCAGCCAGGGAAGGCTGGTCAAGGAAACAGCTTTCTGATCTTATCAAGGGCATCCTGACAAGAAAATTGGGGGCTGGCCAGCTGGTGCCAGTGAAAGGCAGAAATTATTCCCTGGATTATTATGCTGAAATGGTGGCCAGAACCAGAATCAGGGAATGCCAGACCCAGGCCACCATCAATTCTTGTGCAGAGTATGAAGAAGACCTGGTGCAATTTTCCCAGCATGACAGCCCTTGTGCTGAATGCAAAAAATATGAAGGCAGGGTCTTCAGCCTTTCTGGCAAAAGCACCAAATATCCAAGGCTGGAAAAGAAGCCCCCCATCCATCCAAACTGTGAGCATGACATAACGCCCACAAGTGAAATCATTATCAGGGTTTCTAAAAAATATGGAATAGGCTAATGATCAAAGTTTATCTGACTGACCATGTTTGGCTGGTTCATGCTGTTATTGACAAATGGGGTGAACCAGTGACTGTCACCCACACCCCATTGAATGGAAAGCTGGCCTATAGAACCAGGAAGGTCATTGACTTCAAGGGTGAAGAAGTCACCAGTGAATTTTCAGTCCTGCTGGCCACCACAGCCATTGACCATGATGATAAAATCCAGGTGGTGCCGGATGCAGCTGGTGAACCAGGTTTTCATTGGCCCATCAAGACCATCACCAAGCCAGCTGACTGGGGCATCAGATTTTTGGAAGTGTTTTTATGAAGCCAAATAACAAAGGTGCTTTTCTGATGGATGCATCAGCCTTCATCAAGGGCCTGCATGAAGTCTGTGAAAAATCCATCCCTGCCAAAGCCAAAAAGGGAATGTTTGAAGCTGGGGTGGCCATTCATAACCACTGTGACACCATTGAACCTAAAAGCCCACACAAGGAAGGGACATTAAGGGGGGGCTGGGAAGCAGTGCCAATTGTGGAAAATGGCCAGTTTGTTTTAGAAGTGGGCCACAATGTGGAATATGCAGCCTATCTGCATGAAATGGTGACTGAAGGCCCCACACCAGACACCTGGTCAGAACCTGGCAGTGGCCCAAAGTGGCTGGAAGATAAGGTGACCAGGTTCTATAAAGCCTATCTGGAAATCATTGCTGAAAACTGCAGGATATAAAAAATGATGATCAAAGAAATTGCAGAATTCATCCTGGGCCACTGTGGGTCTGCCCTGGGCTTCACCTTTGGCATTGATTATTTTGCAGGCCACCTGCCTGACAAAACCACAGCTGGTGTCACTGTCCCAAACAGGGTCTGTGTGATCTTGGACAGGGTGCCAGCTGGTGTGCTGGGTGATCTGCCTGACAGGCTGGATGCCCACATCCAGGTCTGGAATAGGGCAGCCACTTATTTTGAAGCCAGGGATGATGCCTGGGAAATATATGAATGTCTTCATGGTGATACTGGCTGGGCACTGCCAGTCCTGGTCAGTGGGAAAAATTATTATGCCATGATCATTGATGCTGAAGCTGCCCCAGCCCCAATAGCAAACCCTAACCTAAAGGGGCTTTTTGAATTCAGCACCAATTATCTTTTTAGGCTGGAAAATCCATGATCTTCATGGAAATCTATTTTAAGGAGTAGTGACCAATGGGAGTAAAATTTCCTTTTGGTGACATTGGCCCCTGTGAAATTGAATGGGGCTATGGTGAATCTGGTGCCATCACACTTTCACCATTCCTGGGCACTGTATCTATCAAACAGACTGATGTGATACATGATGTCCAAGAAGAAGGATTTGGTGATGCAGCTGTGGATGCAGTCTTTGGTGGTGGTGCCATGGAAATGGATGTGCCCATGACCAGAAGCACCTTGCTGCAGCTGGAAGCTGTTCTGCTGGGCAGTCTGTCAGGCAGTGTTCTGACCATCAAGGGCCAGGTGGGCTGTGATATGTATGCCCACAGCAAGGCCATGGTGATCAAGCCTGTCTGTGATAATGTGGCTTCCACTGTCCACAGTGAATGGATTCACCTTTACAAGACCCATCCCTTCAGAAAATGGGAATTGCAGTTTGACAGAAGCAATCAAAGGGTCTTCCTGGTGGGATTCAAAATTTTCATCAGTCAGGAATCCGGCCAGGTGGGTGACTTTGGCACCATCGGAGTAGTCTGAAAATGAGTGGCAGAAAAATTTCTGTTTCCACTGCTAAGTCACTTCACAATCCACTGGAAGTGGAAATCAATGGCAAGATTTATCAGGTCAGAATGAACAGGCACACCTTTGTCAAACTGGCTGAAATTGAGAAGGAATACAAGAAGCTGGAAAAAGAGAAACCTGGATTTGATGCAGTCTTCCTTCTTTATGAACAGGTGCAGCTTATAACTGGTGCCCCAGCTGAAGAAATCGGCCAGATTGAATTCAATGACCTGAAATCCATTGTGGAATTTGTGATGACAGAATATTACAAGCCACCACAGACACTTGAGGCCAAAGAAGAAAAAAACGGATTGAAGACTGGGGAAGGGCCTGCAGCTTAATTGCTGGGGCCTTCCCTGGTCTTTTTCCTATCGGTGATCTGCTGAACCTTGACTTAAGGGATTTTGAATTCTGGCAGAAGGAAGCCAGGAAGAAAATGATTATGGACAAAGCCCAGGCGTGGCAGGCAGCAAGGATGGGACAGGTGGATAATAACACCTATAAACACCAGATGTATTTGGTGGAATGGGAATTGAAGCTGCTGGAAAAGCCAGGTGCCCTGGCTGCTTTGGAAGGAAAATAAAATGTCATGGCTTGCAGGTTCAATCATAGCAAAACTGATCTTGGATTCTGCTGGATTTCAGGCAGGCCTAAAGGCTGTTGATTCAGCCACTGACAAATTCCAGAAGAAGCTGGGCACTGCATCTGATTCACTGGGAAATTTTGCCACCAAATCTGACAGGGTGGGCAAGACCCTTTCATTGGGTGTCACTGCCCCCATTATGGCCATTGGTGGGGCCTGTTTGAAAACAGCCATGGAAGCTGTTGAATCAGAAAACCTTTTTGAAGTCAGCATGGGTGGCATGGCCAAGTCTGCCAGAACATGGTCTGAAGACCTGAATAAAAGCCTGGGGCTGAATGATTATGAAGTCAGGAAAGTCATTGGCACCTTCAATGTCATGTTCACCAGCATGGGGGTGGGCAAACAAGCCAGTTATGATATGGCCAAAGGCCTGACCCAGCTTTCTTATGATATGGCCAGCTTTTATAATTTGAAGCCGGAAGAAGCCTTCCAGAAATTGCAGTCAGGAATAAGCGGTGAAATTGAACCTTTGAAAAGGCTTGGCATTGTGGTCAATGAAACCATGGTCAGTCAATATGCTATGACCCAGGGCTGGATAAAACAAGGCCAGGAATTGACTGAACAGCAGAAAATTGCTGCCAGATATAATTTGATTCTTGACCAAACCAAATTGGCCCAGGGTGATCTGGCCAGAACCATGGACAGCCCCACTAATCAATTAAGAATCCTGAAGGGTGAAATAAACAAGGCAGCCATTGAATTGGGGATGTCCTTAATTCCTGCATTCAAGTCAGTCCTGGGTTATGTGAAGGATGCTGTCACCTGGTGGAAGAATCTGTCTGACAGCAAGAAGGAATTCATCATCAAGGCAGCTGGGGTGGCTGCCCTTCTTGGCCCCATTGCCCTGCTTTTGGGCAGGGTGGCCAGCATGGCCAAGCTGGCTGTGTTAGGTGCAAAGGGTCTGGTGGGGGGTTTTGCAGACCTTGGCAAACCTTTGGCATCAGTGAAGGATGGCCTGGGCAAACTTCCTGGCATTGCTGCTGCAGCATTTGTGGGCTGGCAAATTGGAAAAGCCATTGGTGACATCACAGGCCTGAACACTGTAATTGAAGGGGCTTCCACAAAGCTGATCAATTTGCTGGGAATTTCCCAGGGCCTGGATATAGAATGGCAGGCTGGCCATGCAGCTGCCCATGCAAAACAGGTGGAAGCCATTGGTGCTGCTTCTGATCTTGCAGGCACCAAGGTGGGCACATTTAAGGCAGCCATTGAAGTGCTGGAAGCCCAATATAAAAAGACTGGGGATTTGGGCAGCCAGACATTGAATGATATGGTGAAGGCCCACATGGAAGCCGGAAACCAAGCCAAAACCCATGCAGACAAAGTGGGTGAAACTGCTGGTGCTTATGGAAAGGTAAAGCCAGAAGCAGCTGGGGCTGCAGGTTCAATCAAAGATGCAGCCAAAGCCCAAGAAGAATGGAATAAATTTCTGGAAGAAGCTGGTGTCAAGGCAGCTGGCACAAATCCTGAAATTGAAAAATATGTAAAATTTGGGAAAAGCCTTGATCAGATGCTGAAGGATGGGAAAATCAGCACTGAAGATTATTGGAAAGGAATGACCAAGGCTGATGAATCCCTGGACAGTTTTGGACTTCATCTTGTCAATCATTTGCCCCCAGCCAGGGATTTCAAAGACCTGATCAGGGATTTCAAGGCACCAATTGCTGATGCAGTCTATGGCTTTGAAAATTGGACAGATGCTGTCCAATATATTTATGATAAATTCAAAATAGCCACACCTGAAATCTGGAATGCCATTTATGCTATTAAGCAGATGCAATTCATGGCCATGGGCATCAAACTGCCTGATATTGATTTCACAGATTTGGAAAATGGTGCCAAGAAAACAGTCAAGGAAGTGGACTCTGCTTTTGATGGCCTTTATAACGATATAGCCAGGGGCTTTGGTGATACCTTTAAGACCTTTGTGGAAACCTGGTCAGTGGACAAACTGATGAAGATGGATATTGATTTCAAGGCCTTTTTTAAAGACCTGTGGGGAAATATCAAAGAATCCTTCTTCACCATGGTGGGGGAAATGGCCACCAGATGGGTCAAAAGTTTTATTGAAGAAGCCCTGGTGAAAAAGACTGCAGAAGCAGCAGTGTCAGCTGGCACTTCTATTGCCAGTGTAGGCACATCTGTTTCCGGCCTGGGTGGTATCATCAGCAGTGTGGCCACTGGAATTGCCACCATTATCACCACCCTGGCTTCAGCCATAGGC